CTGATTACCAGCAAGGATCTGGACTGGGTGCATAGCCTGAGAAGCATCCATTCGCCTAATGGTAAGTATGTGTGCGAGGACAAGTGCGAGAGCCTCGGCAAGCAGACCAGCTTCGTAGACACAAGCTGCTACATGGTAAAGCGTCAGGTTGCAGTCCACATTGGTCACGCTTGGCACGCTGGCTGGGGTGCTGACAGGCAGTTTTATAGTGCTGCTAGCCAGTTCTTTAATAAATTTGAAACAACTGGTATACATAGTGTCAATTATCGGCTTGGCGGAAACGAAGGTTCTGTCACGGCTGACTTTTTCCTTGAGGGCAATAAGCGGAGCGCGTAATGGACCCGTTAACAATTCTTGCTGTTGCTCAGACAGCATACGGGGCCATTAAGGCTGGCATTGCGGCTGGTAAAGAAATCCAGCACATGGCTAAAGACTTGTCTGATTTATGGGGCAGTCTCGCCAAGCTCACCCAGATAGCGGCAGAGCCGCCCAAGAAATCTTTTTTCAGCAATAAGAGCGCAGAGCAGATTGCTATTGAACGCTATACTGCCAGAGCTGAAGCCCACGATCTGACGCTCAAAGCCAAGAACATGTTTGTTGGAACCTATGGACTAGCTGCCTGGGATCAGGTGCAACGTGAGGTCATCAACATCCGTAAAGAGATTGAACGTCAGAAGTACGAGGAAGAAAAAGCTCGTTCTGCCAAGTTAGAAGAAATCAAAGAGGCTGGTGTTGTGACGATCATTGTTTTGGGTATTCTATCTGCAATGTTCCTCATCGGAGTCGTGATGTTAGAAAGGTCACACTAATGGCATTTGGTATAGATGACGCTATCGCAGCCGGTCTGAAGATCGTTGATAAATTCATCCCTGACCCTCAGGCAAAGATTGCTGCTGAAGCCGCTTTGCGTACTGACTTGCAAGCATGGGATGCACAGCAGAACACAGTTAACGCAGCAGAGGCTTCCAGTGGTAGCCTGTTTACATCTGGCTGGCGTCCAATGATTGGATGGGTATGCGCTATGGCACTGGCTTATCAATATCTGCTTTGTCCGCTTGGCATGTGGGTAGCTACATCTCTGCATTTTGCTGTTGCCAATCCCCCCAAACTCGATGACAGCCTGTGGCAGCTCATGTTCGGTATGCTCGGTATGGGTGGCCTACGCACGTTTGAAAAAATTCAAGGAGTAGCGTCCAAATGAACGGCAACTTTGAAGAGTGCTTGGCGTTAGTCCTGAAGTCTGAAGGCGGCTTTGTCAACAACCCCAGCGACCCAGGCGGCATGACAAATCTTGGCGTAACAAAGGTGACCTATGAAGGATATGTTAACCGACATGTGGATGAGGCTGAAATGCGGTCTCTCACTCCTGATCTCGTCGCTCCCCTCTACAAAAAAATGTACTGGGATCGTATTAAGGGAGATGATCTCCCTGTTGGTGTTGATTACTGCCTCTTTGATCTGGCTGTTAACTCGGGCGTCGGAAAGGCTGGAAAACTTCTACAAATGGCTCTTGACCTACCGGCTGACGGTATCATCGGACCTTTGACCCTTAGGGCTTTGCAGAACCGAGATCCGCACGAGATTGTGGAGCAGATTTGCGAGGAAAGAATTGCTTTCCTTCAGTCTCTCGGCACTTGGAATACTTTTGGCAAAGGGTGGGGGCGGCGCGTCGCAGAGGTTGAGCAACACGCCACCGCCATGCTTACATAAGTTTGCCGTCAAACAGATAGCTGCCAACGTGACCGAGCTGCACCCAAGGTGCGGCATAAATCTTGCCACCGTTCAAACGCCAGGTGCGGCAGAAGTGATAATCTTCTGACAGCAGGCGATTGGTATCAGGCTCGATGCTGGTAGCAAAGAACTCATGGATCACGTCCTGAGGTTTCATGGAATTAGAAAGATCTACCACATCGTTCGTATAAGTAGGAACCAGTGGCTTCATTTCCTCAAACACTTTGCGCTTGATCAGCATGAAGCCTGTGCCACCGGCAAAGATCTCCAGAGGCTCGTTGACTGGCACTGTGACGCTACCAGCATAGTCCACCAGGTTAACGACCCATGAGCCTGTGTACTTGGCAAGATCGTCTGTAGCTACGTCATTCTTCACAGCGGAAGCCACTGTACCCCAGTTGATCTCCTTCTTGGGGTAAATGCCGCAGATGATGTCCACATCAGCGTCAATCATTGGCTGCACTTGCTCGGCGATGAATTGAATGTCTGCGTCGATAAAGAACAGATACTCGCAGTCTGACTTGAGGAATTGGTTTGCCAGAGCATTGCGAGCGCGTGTGATCAGGCTTTCGTTGAACATGAAAGACATCTGCGCTTCGTTGCCTTGGTCACGAAAGACACGCTGCAAACTGATCAGGCTGGTCGCGTAGAAGCCTGCACACATGCCGCCATACATGGGAGTGGCGATAAAGACTTTAGCCATTTTGAACCTTTCTATATACGATTGAATGGTGCTCAAGACACCAGCTTTTACCTTCTTGAGTCCTTGCCCCGCAGATCATTGTGTCTGCTGGGTTATCCGCAATCTCCCGTATGAATCGGCAATGTCTGTAACGAGCCTCTAATAGCCTTACAGAAAACTTGTTGAATGCCTCTTCAACGGGTTTGTGAATTTCGGGGATAACTTTAGGTTTAATTACCTTCTTATATTTTCTCTTGGCTTTACCGAGGGTTAGTCCGCTTCTATGTAAAAAGGCAATAACTGAATTGCGAGACCTGTTTAATTTCTCAGAAATGCTTTGCGCTGTCTCTCCTGACAAGCACAGAGCTTTAGCAGTCTCTTTCTCCTTGTTAGTCCAGAGTGCGCTTTTCATTGTTTCTGCCTTATTGTCATTAGGATTACATAAAGATTTGTCCTTGTGCTAGTACTGTCATAATGGAGTCCACACATGACATTTGCACCTTTAGCTGACGAATTGTTAAAAGAAACAATCCGACAATGGAATGCAGCGGGTTCTATGAGTATGGCAGCCCGCATGGCTCAAGTTCCCCGCACTACTTTCCAGAACCGTTTTCATCAAGCCGAGCTTAAATACCCAGAATTGATCAAGAAGGTTGATAAGCATAACGGCACGTTTCAACCCTGGACTTACACAAACACCATCATTCCAGAATTTGAAATCAAATCGGTTCTTATCGGTGGAGACGCTCACATCTGGAACAAAGAGCCTAGCCTGATGTGGCGAGCCTTCTGTAAGGTTGCAAAGTCCGTCAAACCTGATGCCATTATTTTGAATGGCGACATCCTTGACGGCGCGAAAGTCTCTAAACACAGCAGTCTGCTCGGATCTCGTGCGCCAAAAATCTCTGATGAGATTGATGCTGCAAGAGAATGGATCAGAATGTTGCCCAAGGTTCAAACGCAAATCTGGACAATCGGCAACCACGACCAGCGGGTTGATAACTATCTTGCCAACCAAGCACCAGAGATAGAAGACTACGCCGGTCGCTTGTCGGATCGTTTCCCTGACTGGCAGTTTGGCTACTGTGCCGAGATTAACGGAGTTGAGATCCGGCATCGCTTTCGTGGTGGCATTCATGCTGGCTGGAACAATGCTTTGCATGGTGGCGTGACAATGGTGACTTCGCACACGCATCAGTTACAGGTAACAGCCGTCAGGAACCGTAACGGTTCCCACTACGGTATCGAGTGCGGCATGTTGGGTGATCCTGCCTCTGCTGCTTTCGAGTATACCGAGGGTGCGCCTTCCAGAGTTTGTCCTGGCTTCGTGCTCCTTAGCTTCGACGAGGACGGGCATGTAATGCCACCTGAGTGTGCCGAGATGATTCGCGGTCGCCCATCCTTCCGTGGAAAGTATGTGTTCTGAAGTCATAACCTTTCCTCCCATGTGTAGCCCAACAGACGCAAAGCCATGACAAACAGCGTTGCGTAAACCAATGCAGTCAGTGCGACCCAGATCACGGATACCTCCTGAGTTCATTCTGAAGCCGTAGGGTCGTTAAAACCTTGGCCTGCTTGTAGATGTACTTGGTAGCCCTGTGATCCCTCTGTGCCTTCTTGAGGGCCATCTTTAGCCGCTCGATCTCACAGGGTGGCTGGGGCTTTCTCCATTCCCACCAGAATTTTGTGAGCAGTCTTTTCGCCTTTTTCAACATGGTTCATCATCTCCATGAAATCGGTCAGGCGCATGATGACAATCGCTTCCTTACGATCTGCCTTGGCAACCACGACCGGCGTTTGGTTTCCTTTTGCTGACTTGATGGCCTGATCCAGCCATGTGTAGACCGCTATCTTGGCGTAGCGTTTGCATTCAAAGAGCCAACGAGGGAGATTAATATCTCCCCCACTGTCGCGGGTCTGTGTCAGGTTCC